TATCTTCTCAAGCTATTTGTTTTCTTGTTCTTGATTTCACTTTTTTTCTTTCTTTAACAATATTACACTTATCAAGATACGCCTGGTGTTTCTGAAAATTATCAAACACCGGACGATTCTGACTATCCAACTTTATATTGGGGAATTTTTGCTCATGTTCAACCCTCTGATCTGGACTAATTGCCAGCGAATCAGAATGAACTGCGCGCTTATAATCACCGGATATAAATGGCACATCAGCTTTAAGATCACGATTCATTCTAACACCACACGCTGTGCACATACATTTCTTATCAGAATTTTTCATCGCACGCATACGCTCTTCTTTGTTTTCACACTTCGGACAGATGAAGGAGTATATTTGCATTGTTTACATCCCCCTTAGTCTTTTGATTTCTTTTTCAGTCAAACCGGCTCTACGCAATCTATCTTCAATACCTTTTGTAGCCAAGGTTTTGTATGGTTTTTGTTTCTTAGTATACTTTTTACCTGCTGGACTATGGCCTGGCCCCAGTAAAGATTTAATATTTTTCTTCATCCTGGAAGCCCAAGTGCTTTTTTTCTTAGGCATGTTATTTTCTCTTCCTAAATACTTTTTTCAATTTGGCTGAAGTTGTAACAAGAAGTTTAGCTTTCTTTTCTAAATCATCAGCTTCCGTATTCATTTCTTTAATTACTACTGCAAGAAACTCAGGATCTTTTTCGATTTCTGCTGCACGCCGCATTGTGCTAACACCTTCTCTAACATCCCACCCATCATAACCACCTATTTTCTTTGGCGTAGCTGGTTCTATTGCACTTGTCATCATATTATACTCCTGGTTCACTCGTCCTGGCACTCTGTGATTCATTTGCGCCTATCTGTTCTGTTTGTTTTCTCTCCTGAAATGGAGATTGCGTTTTAGTTTGCTGTGTTGCACCCCTACCCTGTGTTGGTTGTACTTTACCTGCTGGTTGCGGATTAAGTGCCATACGCAACTGAACACGCCGCATGAAATTAGGATCATCAAACCAATCTTGAATATCATCAAGAATACCTTGCTCTTCTGCAATATCAGTGAGAGCTTCTTGAACATTAAACGGCAATCCCATATTCATTGCTATCATAGCAGAGTTCATAATACTCTGCATAATATTAGTGCCAAATTCAACAATCCGCTTAGTCCTGACAGCCGGATCGAGACGTGACATTGATCTTGCTTTATAAGTGAATGTATAATCAAGAAAGTCACCGTCTCTCTGCTCAGGAGTTAAGTGTAATTGTTCATACTCACCGCCCGGTTTCCTTCGAGCAAGCATAATATCCATAAACGGATCAGTATGCAAATACCAACCTCTCTTTTCAGCAGTATCAGCAGCAACATCATAAATCATCCCGCGACAATCTTCAATAGTGATGGTTGCATTGGCTTGCAAAATATTGGCCTGTGTAGCTGTCTCTGCATTTGACTGTAATCCAGCCATTTGATCTGGATTGCCCGACATATAATTATGCCATATCTGACACTGTTGAAGCATTTGTTCACTTTTGACATTATTGCCGCCGAATGTCACTACTTTGACAGTATCGGGATTACCCATTATCACATCGCCGTCTTTGGCAGTTCTTATATCCTCGGCCTCATCTGCACCTGACGAATCTGCGATAGCAATGCTTTTCTCACGATCAGCCTGATTCATGTTCTTAACCATCATCTTATTGGCCATTCTATGTAGATCGTAATGAACACCAACCGGGGCTACTGGGAACGGATTGCCCGGCACCGGTTGTGTTAAAGCAAGTATAGAATATGGACCTTCTTTCGGACCATAATAGTCGCGTGCGGCAAGATACTCGCTAAAAATTTTCTGAGATGGATCTGGTATAGTGATTAAAGCACCAGCCCCAGGTACGAAAACTTCTACGACATCAACGAAATCCTGAAGTTCGTACATTTCGCTGTCACTCATGTTTCTCTTGCTAAGGGCTTCAATCTTATCCTTAGTATTAGGATGACCCGATTTAGGTATCTTTAACACAAGATCGTGATCAAATTCATCATCGTCCAACAAAATCTGTCGGGGAATCCGGTTCTTATCACCGAGAAATGCTGCTTTCCTATAGTCTTTGCAAGAAGGATCAGCCGTGAAATCATCGAAATCAACAAGATCAGTATATACTTGACCCTCATCAATAAAGATGTCACCGAAGTTCAATATCTGACCACCGCCGGCCAAACCAGTTTTGAAGATGCCCATCATGAAAAATGCGTCAACAATACCGGCACGTAACGTATCTTTAAGTTTTATGTTTTTATCGAGTTTATCTAATGCAAGACCGAGTAAATATGCGTATTGTCGATATTCTGTTATTTCGGTTGATATTTTGTTAATACCAGATTTCATTACGAGATTAGGTACGGTCGCACGAATAGTGTTAAAAATCAAATTGATTGGCTCATCCCCGGTTAATCCATATTCGCTCGCATAATACCGACCTACATATTCTTTGATAAACATCGCGCGGGCGCGCCGGTGTCTTCGATTTCTCTCAAATCCCTGCTTAACTGCAAGAGCAAATTTTGTTGGTGTAAAATATTCAGGCATCCCTATCCCCTAAAATCAAACGAACTTCTCCAACCTTTCGGCTTGGTTCTTTTTCTCTTGAGCGCTGCTTTTCTTCCAGCAACAGTCCTCATATCATTCCGTGCTTCTGATGTCTCTTGCCTATTTCTCATCTTATAATACTTATCCTCTATCGTGAGGGCATCTGCCATTGTTCTGTCACCGTGTGTCTTCTTAGCAGCACTGCTCTCTTCAACCAGACACGCGGGACCAATACTTCCATCATCATTGTAAATATATGTCTTCGCTTCTTCAAGTGCCGGTATAGAATGATTAATATAACCGCCATGAGCCAACGCTCTATCATACGCGTTAAGAAGTTCACCCTTAGATTTCGCATTGTTGTGCCAACCATACTTCTTAGTTTTCTTGTCTCTAATATTACCAACCTTTACATCACGGTAATAGTACGGATAATGAAACTGTTTAACAACTATTCTACCAAAATCAAAACCAGGATCACCATTCATCTCCCATTTCAAAAACGGTAATTTCTTCCTTCCACCTACCCACAAAGCCAGAGCCATAGCAATCCGGGCCATCTCGTATGGCGGTGTATTAGCATCAGCCCACTCAGCAATTTTCTCACCTGTCTGACGACATTTAATTGACCCTACTGAGTTAGAAGCACTTTGTCCTTTAGATAAATCAAAACCAATAATATAATCAAGATTCTGATCTGGTCTACCGTTTATGAGGTTAGTCCAAACTTTAAGTTTGCCTTTAACTGTTCGTTTGAATATTACTTTCTTAATATCCTTTTTCTTCAGGATCATTGGAATACTATCATTAGCCACTCCCCTTGCCAGATCAACGTCCCATTGTGTCTTAGGCGGACGACCAAATATCGCTATATGTTTTTCGATATTAGTGACAGTGAAAAATGTCGAACCGGCTTCAAGGTCATTAGCATCGATTTCTCTTGCCATCTCCTGTGGTGATCTGACTAAATCCTCAGCATCATACCAAGGCGATCTAATTTTATAAGCATTTGTCACTGAATCTTGAACTACATGGCGACCTTTGCCTTTGTCTGGGTGATCCCACCACATCAACGGGAACACTATGATCGTTCCATCATTTTTCCACTTACTATATTCAGTTCCCGGACCGGCTACAGTCGAATTCACAATACGCATCAACGCTGCATCTCGCGTTGCACTACGCATTAATCGACCATGCTTCACTTTAGAGAACTCATCCAATAATGCAATCAAACGTCTATCACCTGATGCCGCATGTTCGGTCGTTGACTCCCCATCGATACAACCACCAATCAACACATTAAACAAGTGCATCTTGGTACGGTATTTTTGTCCTATACCGACCATCGGTGGTAACATCCATTCAGGCAACCAAGTATTTATATAATCGTGTTTCTGGAAAAGTGCCTTCATATTTCCGGCTTGATCTACGTATGGCTCAGTGCGTGACAATTCGAGCAACTGTGAATCAGGTCGAAATAGCCAAAGCCAGTGCATGAAAATCGTACACATCCATGAAGCGCCCATGTCTCTTGACTTATTAATTAGAATGTCTTTAGCATTAGCAAGGTGCCAGATCAAACGCTCAAATAAAACATCCTGAATCTCCC